TAGAGCACGGTGATATAGGATGGAATGACCTTGCAGAATTAATGAGAGAGGCCCGTAAACCATGTCCCTCTATGCACACCGTAGGCTACTGCGTATTCCATGGCCCTGATCATATTGCCCTGTTAAACACCCTCGGAAGCGATGAATGCTCCCGATTAGACAAAATTCCTACCCAGTTTGTCAGATCTATCACATATTTACGCGGAGAACCGCCAAAAACCCTCGACGGCGGTCCAAAACCTACTAAAAAACCTCAGAAGTAAGCGGCGGCACCGAGATATACTGCGGGTTTAGTGCCACTAACTTTCCCACGTTACCCCCTTTATGGCACCTTTTAGATAACACCCCAATATCCCCCACTTTCCCCCACAACCGTCCACACCACCCATAAAATAAAGTCAGGACCCCCACCACAAGGGTCCTGACTCTGTTAACTTCCCGTCTCTACGTTGTACTGATTCTATCGAGCAATAACCTCGATGAATCGATTCATGAGGTTGCGTGACATACCTCGTGTCTTCATACCCTTCACGAACGCAGTTCGCAACTTGGCATGGGAAACGGAATCGGGAAGATTGATCTCCTGGTCTGGTTCGATGATGCCGTCAATCACATATGCTTCATCAAAATAATTTGAATACTTTCCTGGCGCGACGAAGTAACGGTTCTTCTTGTAACACTTGTCGATGTCACTGAGAATCTTCTCGTCGGTGGCATAGTAGTCCACCCAGTTGTAGTTGATTCCCCTCTTGGCAGGATTCTTGTTGGTGGCAAGGTACATACCGATGAGGTTGGTGCCAGTGCTATCCTTGAGACTCTTGAGAAGAAGAAGAGTAGAATCCTCGACTCGTCCGTTGTTTCGCTGGCTTGGGTGACTACCGTACTCAACCTTGTTGAAGGGATTGCGAATCATGTTGGAACTGAATGGACTACTGGATGCGTCACCGTCCGTGAGCAGAACGGTGTTGAGAACCTGGCAGTTGGTGCGGCGACGGAAGTCGGGCAGCATCCAGTGCAGGGCGGTGAGTGCTTCGTCCAGTGGCGTGCCACCGAGATCCAACCCAACTGGCGTACCCATCTGGTGCGGCTCGAACTTACGGTCTGCGTTTCTGTTTCCGTAGCAACCCTCGGCGAGTGCGATGCTGTACAGAATACGGCAGGAGTTGGTGAACTCACGCTGGTTCGAGGAGGAGGAGAGGAAGTTGATCATCATCATGTCGTTCATCGCACGAGTGTATGCGTTCGGTCCCGGAGTGGGGAAGATGTCCATACTGTCCCAGAACTGGACTTTACCGGTCGGATCTTGCCATGCGTTGGGGTTGATCTTGTAGGTGCGATCACTGAATGCGTACAGTTCGAACGGAATGTTGGCTTTGCGACAGAACATGGCAAGGGTGATCGCCTGCTTGACGGTGGATTCGAGGTTCTGGTACATGGAACCGGACCAGTCCACGATGATGACGAACCCGTGGTTCTTGCCATCGGTGACGACCTGGTTCTTGGCGAAGATGTCTTCGGACCACTTGTAGTTGATCATCTTGATGGTGTCAAGGCGTCCGGTCTTCTGAATGCTGGTACGACGATGTTCGTCTGCTGCCTTTCGCATCTCGAACTGCTTGACGAGGTTGTTGACGGTGGACTTCTCACCACGCATGAAGTCATCACACTCGGCGAATGCAGCGGCGGCGGTGTCCATCATGATCTTGCGTGTCTCGGGCGTTCTCTTCTGGTCGTACCGTGCGTCCACGTTGAAGTGATCCTCCCACCACTGCACGATGGTAGGGTACTTGATCACCATGTTGTCGAGGTTCGGCTTGGGCATCTCGATACTGGTCTCGTTGTCCATGTTGTCGCGGCGGTACTGGCTGCGGCTTTCGAGGTTTCCGTCGATGGCATCCTGCGTGTGACTGCGAATCTCGGGCTTGGCGACATTCTTGTTGTTACCATCGTCACCACTGGAGGAACCAGTACCGGATCCGTCGGCACTCTCCTGCTCGTCCTGAGTGTCGCTGTCGGGAGACTGTCCACGCGACTCGCCACTCTCACTGCTGGGGGCGGGCTTGGACTTCTCGTCGCTGTCTTCGTCGCTGTCTTCGTCCTGCTGAGAAGATGGCATCGACTGAGGTGCGTCGGACTGCTCTTCCTGCTGCTGGAGTTCGTACTCGTACAGGTCTCGACTGATCTCCACAACCTCATCGAACGTGGTTGCGTTCTCGATGCGATCGAGGAACCACGACTCCGTACCCTCTGCGATCGGGACGTTCAGAATACCAAGGATACCCAACTTGAAGTGCAGGTTGATGCGGTCGAGGAATCCCATCTTGGAGACTCCACCACGCTGTGCCAGTTCGAAGATGTCCATGTCGTACAGACTCTTGTACCCAAGAGTGAAGTCCCTCTTGAGTCCGGGGTACTTCGCCTTGATGAGTCGTTCGATACGGGCATCCTCAACGACATTGACGATCGGCAGGACGTTGTGCGGCGCATCAGGATCGATGTCCGAGCAGCAGGCAAGACAGCCCCGCTCCTCGTCAATGTCGTTGGGAGTGTACAGTGCGTGGGCGACTTCGTGTCCGACGAGCATGTCGTAGAGGTTGCCACTCATCTTCTCCCAGATGGGAAGAGTGAGGACACGACTCACGACATCGAATGATGCCGTGGACGCGGAACTTGAATGTCGGACTCGGATGTCCTCGGTTGCGAGGAGTCGAGCGAATGCGGAAATGGAGTTGTGGTGGGTGGTGTTGTTCATGCGTGTATTATACCAGACCCACACCCAACGTCAACCCCCTTCGTCCATATTGTGGACAGATTGTGGTTATCGGAACTATCAACGCTAACCCCTTCTGCCACCTAGACTTACAACCATATGGGAGATTTTTGAGAAATATACCCAAATATTGGTCCTAGCCCTTGCATTGGGACCAGGGTGTGGTAGAATATACGCATGACAGAAACGAACCAAACCAACCAAGGAGACACCACCATGTCCATCAGTCCGAAGCAGCAGAAGTTCATCGATGCCATGGCGGCATCTGGAACCCCAATCGCAGACTCTTACTCCCGCTCCGATCTCAACGAGATCGCCAACAGCATCGGGATGAAGTACGCTCCTGCGTGGATCGTGCAGGACTCCTCTCGCCGTGCCGATCGTGGGTTCTTCCGTGTCCCTGAACACGTTGCGGTTACATCCAAGCCCACTGGCACCACTGACTTCGATCGTGCGATGCAGACTCCCGATCCCCCGAAGTACGGATACTCTATGAACGATGCCGACGGCAACGAGTTCAAGTGCGACCAGCAGGGCAACCCTGCTCCCGCTCCGGTGATGAATGCCATCATGGGTATGACTGGTGGTGAACGATCCAGCCTCGTCCCATCCAAGATGGGTGACTACGTTGCGTGGGGACACTTCAAGAACGTGGAGTCGGTGATCCGATCCAACTTCTTCGCCCCCATCTTCATCACTGGTATGTCGGGTAACGGCAAGACCACGATGATCGAGCAGGCGTGTGCCAAGGCGAAGCGAGAATGCTTCCGTGTCAACATCACCACCGAAACCGACGAGGATGATCTGATTGGTGGTTTCCGCCTCGTCAATGGTGAGACGAAGTTCGTGTACGGACCTGTCGTGGAAGCGATGCAGCGTGGTTCGGTTCTTCTCCTCGACGAGATCGATCTTGCCAGCAGCAAGATCATGTGTCTCCAGCCCGTCCTCGAAGGTAAGGGTGTCTTCGTCAAGAAGATCGGAGAATGGATCACCCCCAAGCAGGGATTCACTGTCATCGCCACTGCCAACACCAAGGGTAAGGGTGACTCCGATGGACGATTCATCGGCACCAATGTCCTCAACGAAGCGTTCCTCGATCGTTTCGACTGGACGATGGAGCAGGACTACGCTCCTCGCAAGACCGAGAAGAAGATTCTCATCAAGAAGATGGAGAAGTTCGGCAACGTCGATTCTGACTTCGCAGAACACCTCACCTCGTGGGCGGAGATCACCCGCAAGGCATTCAGTGAGGGTGCGATCGACGAGATCATCACCACTCGCCGTCTGGAGAACATCTGCAAGGCATTCTCGATCTTCAAGGATCGTGCCACTGCACTCAACCTGGCACTCGCCCGATTCGATGACGAGACTCAGGAAGCATTCCGCAACCTCTACGACAAGGTGGACGAGAGTATGTCCGCTACGGAAGAGGAGGGAAGCCAGAACAACCCTTTTGACTCATCGTCCGTTCAGGACGATGAGATCCTCAACCTCAATGTGCCGTTTGAGAAGAAGGATGAAGTCAAGCCTCATGGCGCACAGTGGGATCCCGGCATCAAGTCGTGGACCGTCACCGGATCAGTCTACAAGAAGAACACGGAGTTCTTCGACAACTACGAACCTAAGAAGAGGGCCACGATGAGCGACTATGCCATCAACGCCTGAAAGTACAAGGAGTATTATTACTATGAATGACAAGACCTACAACAACCTCAAGCCCAAGCAGCAACTCTTTATTCAGCAACTTTACAAGGGTATCTTCACTGATGCCGGGGACACAGACGTAGTGTTCCTCGACGCCTACTCTCGCTCATATCTCAAGATGATGTCATCTAGATTCTGCGGAATGGATTGGGCGCCGGCATGGATTGTCAAGGACAAGTCCCGTCAAGTTGGCAAGGGATCATACTCCCTGCCAGAACTCAAGGAGTATCACCATATGTGTCTTCGTGATGAACTCCCTGCCGACGACGGCGAAACTATGATCATCGGCACGGAGGTCGTGTCCGCATGATTGACACACTCGTCAGGGTGTGCCCCATGATCGCAGGCATTCTGTATGCGATCGTTGGCGTGGGGTACTTGATCCGGCACGATTACCCTTGGGCACTCGTCTGGATCTCGTACTCCCTCGCCAACCTCGGACTCGTACTCGCAGCAATGGAGAAAACACAGTGAGAGTCAAGGCCATGACAGCATATCTCGGACTCGAACCGAAGAAGAAACCCATGAAGAAGAACTACATCATCCACGATCCCGCCCACTGTAACGACAAGACCCGCCACTTGATGCTCGACGCGGTGCGATGGTTTCTCAATCGGTACAACATGCAACTGAACGACTTCGATGGCGAATTCGAGGAAATCAACATTCGCCTCAACGCATGGCAATACAAGGATCTGAAGTGCTATGGTCAGTGCTACGAGTGGGATCACAGCGATAAGATCGACTATGTAATCGACATCACAATCGATCAGTCGATCCGAGACACGCTCGCTACGATCTTCCATGAGTGCGTGCATCTCTGGCAGTGGGAACGAGGGCACTGGAAGGGCGAAGGAGAACGAGAAGCGAAAGATCTGCAATATGAACTGGCAGACGAATACTGGAGGTGCGGGAATGTCTAAAGACGAAGCGATCGAACGGGCGCGAGAAAACTACATGAACGCATTCTGGGATCAGGAGATGGTAGTATCCAATCTCTACAGTGAATGCAAAGAACTCGAAGAGGGTGACCTCGAAGAATGGAGAATTAACTAATGTTGAACAAGAAGATTGCAAATATTGACGGCGTGACTGATCACGGACAGACTCCGATTTCGATTGCCGATGTCAACGGAAACATTTCCCGGAACAAGACTCGATCCAAGGGAATGCGAGAGGACCATGTTCAAAGTCTGGTGGATTACATCAGAGAGAACGGGGTGGATGAAACGATTCCAGTGCCAGTGCTGGAGAGAATTCCATACGAAGACATGACTAATCCTGAAAACGTCGGCAAGAAGTTTTACATTGTTGACGGTAACCACCGAATCGCCGCGTTCACTCGTCTGGGTATGCTGACTTTCGATGCACACCTCATCAGTTTCCGTGATGAAACGGCAAGAGAAGACGCACAGACGGCCGCGAACAACCATCCTCCGCAACTCGATGCAGACATCTCCTCCGTTGTTGATACTCTCAGCAAGCAGATTAAACGAGGAGATCTTGTGAATGAGAAGTCTGAGATTCGTAAGAAGGTTGGTATTCTGTACCGAGGAAAGAAGAAGGGCCTTCGTGATCAGATCGTCGCCGAGGTTGTGAAGAAGAATGGTTCTCATGAACAGTGGCTCAACTGGTCCGAGAATGACTCTGCTTCGTTTCTCATGGATAACTACGGTAGAACCACTGCATTCGGGTGGGACGCCGATCGAGAAGTGTACGGTGCGGTTATGAAGCAGGGATCCGAGTACCGAATCATTGCTCGCGCCATCTCTCACTTCAACGAAGTTGGGCCGAACGGTATGAAGTACAACCCCACCGAAGTTGTGATTTGCGCCATGGAGACTGGTGATGCCACTATCGAAGAGAAGCGGCAGAACATCATCGACACCGCGAATGAACTTCTGGATGGTATCCTAGAAGCAGTCGGCGCATCAGAATGGGCGAACGGCTATCCGATTCGTTTCGTGGGTGCATTGCCTCAGGATCTCGGATCCGACTACAACGAGAACGCAGATACTCTCATCATGATCGATGCGGATACTGATGAAATCCTAGTCCATTGAATAAGGGGGCTTGCGCCCCCTCGTTCGTTTCCTTGGTTTGCAATCGGCGTCGGAACTATCAACCGGCGCCGGTTGTTTTTATTTATTCAGCCCGAGGCGATCTCTTGTAATATCGCCCATTGTCTTATCTGCTGCCGCTTTAGAACCTAATGAAAGTAATTTGGTTCTTGATTTATGCAGTTTCGTCATAAGACGATCTTTATTATC